TGTTAATGACAGAACAGTTCCAAATCGTGTTCTTTACCCAAATTCATCTAATGCAGAAGCAAGTTTGCCGGGCGTAGGAATAAATGCGACTGGTTTTTCTACTGAACTGACATTTAGCACCAGTTACATCTACATAGCCATTCGTAGAGGCCCAATGAAAGTGCCTACGGATGCGACTAAGGTGTTTAAGCCTGTAGCAATTACAGGTAATGGTTCTGGTGGAACTGTGACGTCTGGATTTGCAACAGATACAGTTTGGGAAGCTACCAGAAATACTGGTAGAGGACAGTTTAGAGCAACAAAATTAACTGGTACAAATTTCATTACACAAGGCCCAGACATAGAGCAAACTGCTCTTAGTTCAACATATGATTTAACTGGATATTTAAATACTGGCGTTACCTATGGAACTCCTGGAAATTCATATTTAGGATTTAATGGAGATTCAGATATATTCTGGAATTTTTCCCGTGCGCCACAATTTCATGATGTTGTTTGTTACAAAGGTACTGGTAGTACAAGAACTGTAACGCATAATTTAGGTATTGCTCCTGAGTTAATGATTATTAAAAGCCGAGATGGTGGGTTTGATTGGGCAGTATATTCATCGACATTAGGAAATACTAAATTATTAGTTCTTAATACAACTGCTGCATCTGCTACTAATACAACACAATGGGCAAGTACATCTCCTACATCATCTGTATTTACAGTAGGTGCTGCAGGTAATGTTAATTCAAATACTTACGCTTATGTCGCATATTTATTTGCAAGTCTTGCTGGAGTTAGCAAGGTTGGCACATATACAGGCACAGGTGCAACGCAAACAATTGATTGTGGTTTTACTGGTGGGGCTAGATTAGTTATTATCAAGCGAACTGATACTACAGGTATTTGGTACATTTGGGATACTGCTCGTGGCATGGTTGCAGGTACAAATCCAAAAACAAATTTAAGTACAGGTACTGCTGAAACAAATGCAAATTGGGTTTACACCACAACAGGTGGCTTCCAAATTGTTACAACTGATGCCAACGTAAATGCTTCTGGTGGAACATACATCTATCTAGCTATTGCTTAAAGGACTTTAAAATGCAAGTAAGAATTCGTGAAACAGGTCAAGTAATGTACGAAAGTGAATTTCGTGCATACACTAAAGCCAATGGAGGCCCATCATGGGAGACAACTACAACTGAAATCCTAGACAATCTAGGTGCTGATGTAGTCTTTGAAGGCCCACAAGCAAGTCCTACACGCTATCAGTTTAGCTTTGCTGATGGAGTTGAGCAGACTGGTGGTAAGTGGTACACCAAGTGGTCAGTCATGGATATGGATCAAGAAGCTAAGGATGCTTTAGATACTACACAGGCTGCTGCTATGCGTAAGCAACGTGATGAGAAGTTGGCTGAGTGTGATTGGACACAAGTAGCTGATACACCTGTTGACAAAGCTGTATGGGCTACATATCGTCAAGCCTTGCGTGATGTAACAGCGCAAGAGGGTTTCCCTTGGACTGTGGAGTGGCCTTCTAAACCATGACTGACTCCACCACTGAAACCACAGCAGCCATTGTAGCTAAAGTAGCTCCTCCAGCTTCAGTATCTTTGGCTACTATTGCAGGGTATCAGGTCAGTGAGTTAGTATTATGGGCTACATTGATCTATACCGTGTTACTAATAGGCCACAAATTAGTAAGTATTTACAAAGATATTGCTAAAAAGACTTGACGTTATTGATAAATAACTTGACAGTAACACTAAAGTATGTTACCATATTAATTAAGAATAAGGGAAGATAATGGCTACGACATATCTACAGTTGGTAAACAACGTGTTGACACGTCTAAGGGAGACTGAAGTATCGTCAGTTAGTGATACTCCTTATAGTTCCCTTATAGGTGTATTTGTTAATGATGCTAAGCGAGAGATCGAGGATGCTCATGATTGGAATGTCTTAACACAGACACTTATTGTTCCAACAGTAGCTGAGACTCGTAACTATACATTGACAGGATCAGGTCAAAGGTTTCGTACAGTGGATGTCTTGAATGATACTCAAGATGTCCCCATGCAAGCTGTACCTACTAATTGGATGAATAGACAGTACTTCTTAGGTACAGTACAGAGTTCAGCTCCAATCTATTACAACTACAATGGTATCTCAGGTGATGATACTCAGGTGGATGTATGGCCTCGTCCTGATGGAGTCTATTCACTGAGGTTTGAATTGATTATCCCTCAAGCTGACTTAACAGCTAATGCTGATGCTTTGTTAGTTCCTCATCACTTAGTACAGATGTTAGCCTACGCTAAAGCTGTTGGTGAGCGTGGTGAAGACGGTGGAACATCCTTCAGTGAGATTTATCAACAATATCGTTTAGCTTTGGCAGATGCTGTAGCTATTGAGCGTAACCGCTACGATGAAGAAACTACTTGGGTGGATGTCTAATGGTAGCTAAGCTATTAACTACTACTGTATCAGCTCCCGGGTTTATGGGGTTGAATACTCAGGATAGCTCAGTCTCTCTAGAGGCTGGATATGCTACCGTGGCTAATAACTGTGTGATTGATAAGTTTGGACGTATTGGTGCTCGTAAGGGGTGGACTCAAGCCCACTCTTCAAACAGTGACTTAGATGTTGCTAACGTCAAAGCTATCGGTGAGTTGATTGATAACTCAGGTAACTCATACATTATTGCTGCAGGTAACAATAAACTGTTTAAACTTGTAGGTACTACACTTACAATGTTGACATATGGAGGTGGGGGTACAGCTCCTACTATTACAGACAGTAACTGGCAGATGGCTCCTTTGAATGGTGTCTTGTATCTGTATCAAGCTGGACATGATCCTCTAGTGTTCGATCCTGCGGTCAGTACAACAACCTTTAGACGTATCTCTGAGAAGACTGGCTACTTAGGTTCAGTGTCTAGTAACAACTGTGTGATCAGTGCTTATGGTCGTACATGGTCAGCTAATAACACAACAGTTAAGAGCACCATTCAGTTCTCAGACTTACTCTCAGGTCATGTATTGAGTACAGGTACTGCAGGTACTTTAGATGTATCTCAAGTGTGGCCTAACGGTGCAGATGAGATTATAGCCTTAGCAGCTCACAATAACTTCTTGATTGTGTTTGGTCGTAGACAGATCTTGATCTATGCCAATGCTGGAGATCCTAACAACATCACACTGTCAGATGCTATCACAGGTATTGGCTGTGTAGCTAGGGACTCAGTAGTTGCAACTGGTGGTGATGTAATCTTTGCTTCTGACTCAGGTGTGCGTTCATTGATGCGTACCATTCAAGAGAAGTCAGCTCCAATGCGAGACATCAGTGCCAATGTACGTGATGATTTAGTACTGGAGCTTAGCTTAGAAGATCCTGATGAGATTAGAGCTGTGTACTCAGATAAGGAAGCCTTCTATCTATTGTCTCTACCAGCTCGTCAACTTGTGTATTGCTTTGATATGAGATCACAGCTTCCTAATGGAGCTAATCGAGTTACAACATGGGATGGCTTAGTACCGTATGCTATGAAGTACACCCGTAACAAGGATCTCTTAGTTGGTAAGGCTGGTTACATTGGAACTTACACTGGCTACAAGGACGATACTAACTCATACTTAATGAGGTACTTCACTAACTACTTTGACTTCCAGTCTCCTACAGTCTTGAAGATCATGAAGAAAGTAGGTGTAACAGTTATCGGAGGTCAGGGTTATCCAGTTACTTTAAAGTTTGGCTTCGATTACAGTGACATCTTGAACTTAAGGCAGTTTAGCTTAAACAATGCTGCTGTAGCTGAATACAACATAGCTGAGTACAACATTGCAGAATACGGTGGATCAGCCTTCGACAATAAGATTATTAATATTGGTGGATCAGGTAAGGTTATTCAACTAGGTTTTGAAACAACTGTATTTAATAAATCAATATCCATTCAGAAACTTGATGTCTACGTTAAGACAGGGAAGACAAGATGAGTAATTATACAAAAGCTACTAACTTTGCAATTAAGGATAGCCTCAATACAGGTAATCCTAGCAAGATTATTAAAGGAACTGAGATTAACACTGAATATGATGCTATTCAATCAGCAGTTAACTCTAAAGCTGATGCTAATAACGCAGCATTAACAGGAACAGCCACCGCAGTTAATCTTACTGTCTCTGGCACTTTTACAGCAACTGTGGACGGAGGCACGTACTAATATGGCAGATCCTATTGATTGGACAAGTTTACTCGGAAACCTCGGTGCTAGTGCCGTAGGTGCTGTAGGTACTAACTACGCAGCTAACCAAGCAGCTGATGCAGCTCGTCAGTCAGCACAACAAGCTGCACAGATGGCTCAGTTTAGGCCTGTAGGTGTTACTACAAGGTTT